GATACAAAAACTTACCCGATTCGGTTTATGAGGACTTTAAGGTTCAGTGCGATGGATTACGCCAGCAATTTGCCGAAAAGGTTGCATCAAACATTGGTTTGCCAATTGAGACTGTTATTGAAACAGAAGCGCAAACCTACACGGGGCAAGCTGCAGTAGATGCAGGGTTAGCCGATGAGTTGGTTAATTCCCATAATATTATTTCACATTTCAAACAGCATCTGTCCGGCACGGGCAGTTCAAACCAAAGGAGCGTCACAATGAGTGAGCAAACCACCCCAGTGGCAGCGGAATCGGTAAGTGCCGGTGAAGAAGCTACAGCAACAACCGCGCAAGAAGGTTCGGCGCGAACTGAAAGCACTGTTGATCATCAATCCCGATGTGAAGCAATTATTACGGCCGATGCCGCCGCAGGGCGTACTGAATTGGCACACCACTTGGCATTCAAAACTGATATGGCCGCCGATGCTGCAATAGCAGTATTGCAAGCATCGCCGGATGCATCGGTTTCGTCCGTACAAAGTAATAGTCTTGATGCTGCTATGGCAAATACAGACCAACCAAATATTGGAGCTATGGCGTCTGAATCTGATACTGAAATTTCAGAAGCTGATGCTTATGTTTCATCTTACAAAGCTGTTACCGGAGCAAAATAATGACGACTAAAGCTTTTGATTATGACCACATCACATCAGGTAGTGATGAAATTGCAACCACTAGCGTAGTAATTGCGTCTGGTGCAATCCTTGCGGCCAATACCCCTATTGGTCAAGTTACATCAACCGGTAAGTTTGTTGAATGTAATCCATCAGCAACGAACGGCAGTGAAACGCCGGTTTACATTACTACTGTTGCAGTCGATGCCAGTGCTGGTGATGTAAATTCACAAGTGTTTAAAGCCGGTACTTTCGACCCAGATATGCTTGAGTGGAATGATAACTTTAGCGCTACAACTAAATTGCTCGCTTTTGTGGGTACACCTATAAGCCTTCAAGCTCAAGCAGCTGCACTTTAAGGAGTAAGACGTAATGTTTAATGCATTAGCTACCAGCACTATGCTGGATATTGTTCGCACGGTTGGTAAATTCGACCCGTTCTTTTTGACTTTGTTTTTCCGTAATGTCATTACTTTTGAATCTGAAGAAATTCATTTCGATAAGATTTCAGAAGAAGTAGTTATGGCCCCGTTCGTTTCACCTGTTGTAGCTGGCAAAGTACACAAAGAGCGTGGTGGTACGATGAGTACTTTCAAACCAGCTTACGTAAAGCCAAAGCATGCTGTAAAACCCGCCAACAACTTGAAGCGCCGCCCAGGCGAAACGTTTCTTGGTAACTTAACCCCGGCTCAGCGTAAGCAGGCAACCGTGGTTGATTTGCTTGAGCGTCAAGATAAAGCTATTTCAGCCCGTGAAGAATGGATGGCTGCGAGCGCTGTGCTAACGGGCTCGGTAACTGTTAAAGGTGAAGACTACCCAGAACAGGTTGTCGATTTTGGACGCTCTGCTTCAAATAGCATTACCCTTGCCGGCGCTGCTAAGTGGGATTCCCAAGACCCCGCTACGTACGATCCTACAGATGATTTAACCAGCTGGGCTGAAAACGCTACTGGCGCGGTTAACGTTTTTGTTATGGGTAAAGGTACATGGACTAAGTTCAGTTCTTTCCAGGCGGTTAAGGATAAGCTTGATAATCGCCGTGGTTCATCTTCCATGATGGAGACAGCGACCAAAGACTTAGGCGCTGTAGTTAGCTTTAAAGGTTACTTTGGTGATGTTGAGATTTGGGTTTATACAGGTCAATACATTGATCCAGAAACAGGCGATAAGAAATACTACATGCCTGTTAATAAGCTTTTAATGGGTACTACTGCCTACGAAGGTACGCGCTGTTATGGTGCCATTCAAGATGTAACGGCAAGTGATGAAGGCGTGGTTTCAACTTCACGATGGCCTAAGAACTGGCAGCAGCCAGATCCATCGGTTGAGTATTTAATGACGCAATCAGCACCGCTGATGGTTACACCAGAACCTGATGCATTTGTAGATGTAACAGTTTTTTAATTCTTATAAAGGCGGGTTTATCCCGCCTAAAGGTTATTTATGACAACGCAAAAAGTAAAGCAAAAACCTGCTGATATAGCTGATAAAGCCGAAAACCAAAAATCAGCGAACGAAGAGAAAGTAGAAATTTACTTATCTAAGACAGTTCAGCTTTTACCAGGCGCTGAGCCACTTAAACCAGGTTCACACTCACTTATCGAATCTGCAGCAAATGAGCTAATTGAAAGCGGTCTGGCGGTTAGCAAAGAAACGGTCAAAAGCGAAGCAGAAGAGTAGTTAAGATGTTTGATTTCAGAGACGCTCTAGCTAAAGCTGGTAATGCCTGCCTAGAGCACTTCGGAGAGCCGATTTTTATTAACGGTATTGAAGTTAGGGCGATCTTTGCTGATGAATTATTTGAAGAAGAGCAGGGTACGTTTAGAAAAACTACCCTTTCTATTAAAAAAGAAGATCTTCAGTTTTTTAAAGAAGGCGATGGTATTGTGGTTCGCAATCGTAATTTTGTCATCACTTACATACCAGATATTCACGAACCGCTCATAGATTTGGAGCTAAAAGATGCATAAAGCGCTAGAAATAAGAAACGCTGTTTTTGCTAAGCTTCAAGCGCTAGAAGGTACGGGCCAAGTCAAAAAGGTAACAAAAGGCGCTCAGCCTGCAAATGATTACCCATCGGTAAGCGTATTGCTTGGGGATGATACCCCAGCCACAAAAGACAGTACGTTTACCAATTGGGATTTAACGGTTTACACCGATGTATTTATTCGCTCAAAGTCTGAAGATGTTGATGCACAAATGCTAGATATTAGAAGCGCGATTGAATTACAGTTGCTTTCTGACCCTTCACAGGGTTTGGGTTTTGTCTTTCAAACTGATGCATTAGGCCAGCAAGACCCAGAGCGAAGTGATGCATCGGATCAATACACCAGTGCAACCCGTTTAGCCTGGCATATTAAATATAGGGCACCTACCGTTCCAAGTTTGTAACCGCTAAAATGTTATCGTATATTGTTGTATCTTTATTAAACAAGGACGATAAAACATGAAATATCTAGCGCTTATACTTTTTACCATGCTATTAACCGGCTGTTATTCAACCGGCGCACCAATTGATACGGCTAAGGCCAACCAATTTGTAAAAGGTGAAACCACTGAAAGCGAAGTAATAGCTGCACTGGGTAAGCCTATCACGGTAACGAATAATTCAGAGGGTGAGCGCATGTTGGCTTACTCTCACACAAACACAGATGTGAAAGCATCAACTTACATACCTGTTGTTGGATTATTTACAGGCGGTGCAACTAGCACTGTTCAATACTTAGTGGTAACTCTAGATAAAGATGGAGTACTAAAAGATTGGCAAACCTCTGAGACTGTAGCCAGCACTAATTAACAAGAACCCGCCAAGTGCGGGTTTTTTATTGCCCTAATCACACCCGCCATCGAGCGGGTTTTTTTGTAGGTGTAAAAATGAAAAGACGCGAATTTAAGACCCGCAAGGGTGGAAGCAAAACAGTTGCTAAACCAAAAAAGCAGAGTAAAGAGGATTAATCATGCTCACGACTAAAGAAGCAATAGCGCTCAAGATTGAGACTACGCAAGGCACAGAAAATGCGCCAGATCCTTCAAGCGATGCCATTTTGGTTTCAGAACTAAGTGAGTCAAACGAAGGTTTGCGCATGGTTGAGCGCCCATTAATAAAGCCAACTATTTCAACTGAGCAATCTATTTTTGCGGGTACGCTCAAGAAACTAACCTTCACCGCTGAATTGAAAGGTTCGGGCTCGGCGGGAACCCCGCCAGAAATCGGCCAAGCATTACGCTGTTGCGGTTTAGATGAAACTATTGGTGCAAGTGTTACTTATCAGCCAGTAAGTGAAGGGCATGAGAGTTGCACAATCTACTACTACCAAGATGGCCGCATGCGCAAGGTGCTAGGGGCTAAAGGCACAGCAACCATTAATGCAGAAGCAGGCGGTTTGGGCACAGTACAGTTTGAATTTACTGGCAAAGATGGCGGCTTAGTTGATTCATCTTTCCCTTCGATTTCATACAACGCCACGGTTCCCCGCCCATTCATTAACGTACCGTTTAGTATTGATGGTTACGGCGCAATTATAAACTCTATTACTCTCGCGCTGGGTAATTC